CGTTGTGTTAGACTTTTGTCTTTGTTGTAGTCTGCCAGATGATTACACATCTGCGTTAGAGATTTCATGTTACCATTGGCTATGCTGTCCTGTAATGCAAAACTGAATATATTGTAACGTTCTCGTAGGTAGATCATTTCTTCGGCTAGACGCACGCCGTTTTTGCTTTGAAACTTTACAAAATGCGCTCCCACATCACAAAAGTCGCATGCACGAACGCAGCCTTTACTACTGACCACTGGTAACTGTTTGAAGCCAATCTCTTCATTGCCATAAAAGCCAAAATCATAGTCATCAAAATTTGAAAATGGATAACTTAAATCTGCAACCAATGGCTGTTTTCGTGAGGTGTCATTGATGTCTAGCCTATTGCTTAAAAGATCAACAATGGCATCTTCAGCATCACCAATGATCACTTGATCCGCATACCCACGCTGCTGCATGATTTGATAGAACTCAATGTAACGTTCTGTGGGCTTGATTAAATTTTTTATTGCCACATTGTGATGTACGCTGCATCCTTTGCCGCCTAGCACAATACTGAAATTTCGTTGATGACTTTGCAGTCTTGAGCAAAAATCAAACGAAAATCTGTGCTGATGCCCACTGAATACACTTACACCAAGATATCTGCAAGGTATAGATTTTACAATATTAATACAATATTCATAAAATTTTTCTATAATATGATAATGTTCATGCTGATGATCAAAGGCTGTTACCCAGGTAGACATGACTTCTACTTGATCAATATCTGGATACTGGGCCATGAATTGTTCAAAGTCAACTGCTAGATCTCGCGTTACTACAGTATAACCGTGAGATTCTGCTATGCCTTTAAGCACCGCTGGTCCACATGGTGGATAGGACATTTCGGAATATGGTACACTGATCAAAAGCATGTCAATTGGCTTTTGATTCTGACCCTTAGACTGATACATCTTCCATACCAGCTGCACGTAACCGAACAACATGCCCGGCCATCCACTGCTTGCTGTCAAGTCCTTTCATAATACCTAGCCATTTGTTGCGTAATAGAGCCACTTCGTTGATAATAGTTTCAAAATCAATAACCTCATCCTCGCCGTCTACGTACTTTTCTGCGTCTCGACTTGTGAGTTGTCTAGCGTAGGCTTCGAGATACTTTTGAAAATGGCGTCTGCGGATCTTGCGTAGCTGTATGTTAAGATAGTTAAGCACTGCTTCTATCTCCTGTAGTTGGTTAAACCTGTGTTCGGTGATACCTGGCAGTGCTGTGATGTTTTTTTCAATCACACCTCCAAGACGACAGTCGCTCTTGGCCGCGGCAAGCTCAGACTCATAGTGTGTTATGAAATCTGGAATTACACTAAGGTCACTTACAATTTGATTATACCACACAGATTACCATTCGTCGTTATCGTCTTCGTCGTCGTATTCTTCTTCGTCTTCTTCGTAGTTTTTTTCTGTGTCAAGATAGGCCATCAAAGCTGTTTTGATTTCACGATCGCTTTTGAAAGCTGTTTTGATGTCGTCAATGTCTTCATCATTATTGACCAACACCGCTACCACAGTCTCAGCTGCATCTGATCTATCACTTGCGGGAATGTGACGCTTGAGTTCGTACCAAAGTTCGCTTACCAATGTTGAATGCATGTTACTCCTCCACTGTTGCTTCAGTGATACTTAGTTCTTCAGGTTGATTTGTAAAGTCTGCCATTATCTTATCCAGGCATCCGTCTTCGTTTGATTCCCAGGCCTTGCGGAACTGTTTGATGATTTCTCCATCAGTGGTAGTAAAGGCCAAACGGTTGCCATCTTTCTTGAGCAAGCCACGCTTTTCAGCAAGGTCCACTAGGCCACTGTAGGGGTTCATGCCTGTTTCATATGGAATCTTAACCTGTACGCCTTCAAATGGTTTAGCATAGCGAGTTTTCATGACCTTACATGCCGATCGAATACCCATGACATCTGAAATCTTGTTGCCATCCTCATCTTCTTTAAGCTTGAGTTTCTTCATAGCAACCACAATACTTGATGCATAGATAAAGCCCTGGCCGCCGCTAATCTTATCGTCTGGATCAAACATGTCTTGGCTAGCGTAGGTATGGTTAGTACATACTAGACCTACGTTATAGCTACCAAACATGTTCACGCAGTTTCGTACCAATGCGGTGAGAGCTTTGGGTTTACGACCTAGGTCACCTTTCATTTCGCCTGCTTCAAACTGATTGACGTCTGTTGGTGTTAACAACATACCTAAACTATCAATCACAAACAGAACCTTGGGACGATCGCCATCAGCTAGAGTTTTGTATTCCTGCATAAATGTTGAAATTGTTTTGGCCACATCATCAATCATTGCCATGCTTAACTTCAACAGTTTGCTTTCATCAGTGCTCACGCCCAATGCATGTAACCATGCTTCATCAAGAGCGTTTTCACTGTCAATAAGAACCACATAGATACCTTGTTCTTGTGCGTTCTTGATGATGTTACCTGAGCAAATATAACTTTTGCCTGCGCCGGATTCACCAGCAAACACAGTGACCTTGCCCAAAGGCACACCCTTGTTGAAATCTCCTGATATCAAATAGTTCAAGGCATGGTTACCTGTTGAGATCCAGTCTGTAGGATCATTAAAACCAATAGACAGTCCGTCAATGCTCTTGGTTATTTCTTTGCGAAACTTGCTTACATCAAATGGCTTGGGCATAGGTTCTCCTAGTATTCTAAAATTGTACACGATGGGTTGGCATTTTGCAAGCTGACTCGTGCCAATTTACAAGCGTCCCATCCCTGTTGAAAAATTGTGGGTTCGTAACAAAACACATTACTCACCCAGATCACGCTGTGCTCTTCTAGCACAGGCGTGTGAAACAAATCCATAAGCTTAAACTCAACTTTCATACGATGCCAGTTAGGCCAAAAATCTTGAATATCCTTTGGCACTGTTCTTGATCCTACAACATCACCTTGAATATCAATTTGGTCAGCTATGTATGGTTGACTGTGTAGACGCTGTTGATAATCTAACTGTGTTTGATTTTTATCATACACTATCACTCTTTCAAAATTGCCATCTCTAAACGTTCTTACCGTTTTCCATCCTGACGCCAGACCATATAATACCGATCCCGTGAGCGACCTTGGTTCATAAGTTTCGGTGTTGTCTATATAAATCAACTTATTACTACGCAAAACAACACGATAAAGATTTTCTAAGATATACAGTTGTTTTGATCCACTCTCAAATGGAGGACGTTGATGCATTTGATAGCTGTAGTCTGCGTCAAACTTAATTAGATCTGAATCATGAAGTTGAATATTTGTTTGTTGCCAGTTCCAGGGCCTTGATCTAAAATTTGTAGTGACTATGTCACCGCTGGCAATCACCACACCTGCCTGATGACCAACGCTTTCAATGTCTGGCACTGTTACTATATCATCAGCCCAGGTAGTATATTGATTTTTAGCATTAAACATGACCTTGGCCTGTGTGAAGTGCAACAGTCGGGCATGTTGATACTGATCAACTATAAAAACTTTTTTCATAACTTCTACGCAGGATGCCTGGCTTTAGATCAGCATGCACAATCATATGCAAACGCCAAGAATCAGATTGATTAATTGCAAAATGTCTGTGGCTGGTATCTATGATAAATGCTCTGCCAGACTCAAAAGGTATTTGACCATAGTCTAAAAACTGCACTTTACAGTTTGCTGGATGCTCAATTGCTATATTACATTCAAATAACTGTGGATCTTTTCGATCTTGATGTGGCATGATATAGCCTCCAGGCGCTAGCCACATGAATCTTATTCGCCCACATACTCCGGTATCCCAATAGGTTTGTATGAATTCTGTAGTCACAGGACATTTATCTGCAATGGGTGTCCAGGTCATCGTGCCTTGATCACTGCTAGTAGCAGTGGCCGACTCACCATGCAAACATAGACTATGCCAACCTTGATTATGGTAGCCTAGCACATTGTCTTGATCACGGTGTTCTACTCGTTGATCAAAAATCTGTGCTGCTTCCTGTGCTATCTGTGTACAAGGTACATCAATATCTAGTGCTAACCACGCCAACCCGCTTTGAGCTTGGATCCAGGTGTCAGTGGGTCTATATTGCAAAACAGATTGTATTAGAGGGTTCATTTTGGTTGCGCACAAACAGATGTCTAAGTGTGGTCAAGGTTCTAACATCATCATCAAAATTACCAATTCGCATGTTACTGCCTACTTCTGGTACGTTGTATAACGCACACCAATTGCTGTAATTTTCCGGGCAAGTCCACATCATAGACCTTGACAACGTGATTTCTAATTTACCACTCAACATTTCAAAGTTATTGGTATCAACATCAAACCCATCAGTGTCATGATTACAAAACTTTTCCCAACTACTGCGCCCAAGATTATCATATGCCAACATGATATTACTAGTGGCGTGGTCTAAAAATTTAGTACCAAATTTATTGGGTATTTGCCATGGATGCACCTGATAGTTTTGAAACTGCCAGGTAAAACATCCTTCAAGGCGATGTATGTCATGATTTATACCACGCCATGCAGACTCTAGATTTAATTGTTGTAACAACAAAGGCAGCTTGGTCCAGCGTTGTCCCGCTGCGACCCAATCTCTATGCAGCTTATTCAACTGCGTTTGATCAAACAAATCAGTGGGCCATTCAGTGATCAAAGGTGGCAAGCCTAGTGGTGCTGCTTGGATAGCATGGACATTGGCCTGCAAACTATCACGAATGGTCATGGCATCCGAACTCACACCACACTCAAAACTGTTGTATGAGTCTAGACGTCCCAGCCAGTAAAGAAAAAGGTCTGGCCAGACCACACGGAATTTGATACTATCTCCAGATGGTTGCCAGACCAAGCGTGCGTACACGATTAACTAGACTTTTGACGTGCCCGAATCATGGCCAAGATATCTTCGGCCTTGTTGCCGCCCGCTGCAGGTTTGACCACTGGTGCTGTGGCAGCTGGTACGTCTTCTTCTTCGGTAACAGCGGCTGTGACTGCAGGACTAGCAACTTTTGATTGCACACCTCCACCGCGTGTCACTGGAGTGTCTTCGTCTGCGTCAGTGGCACCGCTGGGTGCTGCCATGCCTGCTGGACGATAGTACTGACCCCAACGTTCCATGTCAAATGGCTGCCCATCTACTGATGCTTCGAACATTTCTTTCATCACACGCAGTTCAACTTCACCTGGCTTCTTGGGCAGAAAGGCGGCCAGATCAAATAGGCCATGCTTTTCTATTGCCTCTGCTTCTTCTGCGGTGAGCGATGATTCTTTGCGGCTCCACTTGGAAGTGTTGTAGTCAGCATAACCGCCTTTTTGTGTCTTGGCAATGCGGAAGTCTAGACCAGCTGCGTAGTCAGTTGGCATTTCAATTAGTTCTGTATCCATCAAGGCTGCCTTGATGATTGTAAAGATCTGAGGACCAATGATGAATCTACGAATTGGATTCTCTGGTGTCTTGTCTTCACTTAGTGGATTCTCACGCACAAAGCCTTGAAACACATAGCTGCGCTTCTTCCAATACTTACGACCTAGTTCTTCAAGACTCTTGTCTTTAAACCAAGGACGCACTTCTGCCAAGATTGGACAGGCTTCGTTCCACATCTCAACACAGGGTACCTGTACATAGGTTTGTTTGCTGTCTGCTTCGCCTTTGACGCCATTGAATGGCAGTCGAATCATAGCACGCTCAACCCAGAAAAAAGTATTCTTGGAATTGCCGTCTGGCAAAAAGCGCATCAATGCGCTGGTTCCTTCTGCTATGTTCCAATGTGGGAAAATTGCGTTGTCGCCGCCGGTTTGACCGCCTTTGTTCGACTCTGCGGCTTGGAGTCGTGCGCGGATTTCTGCTAATGAGGCCATAATGGTTTCTCCTTTGATATGCCTAAAATTTGCCTAATATGCCTTGCGGCATGATGCCTATACACGTCAATAAAAAAGCGCATACACACGGAGTATATGCGCTTTCTACCTCTGTGTCAAATTTATTTATCTTAGATCTTGCCTATTAGCGTTTTTAATGTTGCCAGATCTGTTTCTTTCATGATGCTTACACCGGTCTCAGCAGGATTACCTTCAAAAGTAGCAAGATTGTCAGCTTCATCAACTTCAGGTTCAGGCTGTTTGCTTGCCTTTTGTAGACTAACCAATACTCGACTGATATCAGGATCACCAGCCATTTGTTCTAGGCGCTGCATTATCATGGGCTTGGCGTCAGCATTTGGATCATTATCAGCTAAGGTCAACAGTTGATCATATAATTCATCGTCTCCAAGGACGCCATCAAGCTGTGATATAACTACTTCAGCATCTGCACCAACTGGCAATGTGGCATTACTCAGCAAATCAATTAACTGTTGTTGCGCTTCTGGTGTATCTGGTGTATGCCATGTGCCTTCTACCATGCGACTAGCCCAAGTTTCAAAAATTTCAGCTTCTCGTGGCATGGTTTCTTGTTGTTGTAAACTAAGCAGCAGCGGAAGTGCTTGTTCAATTCTTTGATCAAGTGTTTGTTCAATAAACAGTTGCCGCACCTCTTCAACCAAAGTGTCTTCGGCGCTGATTTCCATAGGCTGCCAACTTTCAAAATATCTGCTGTAGCCACGACTGGTCTGTAAACTCTTTAGATTTTGACGCAGTGCGTCATAGTGTTGATTGCCATGTTCCACCAGTTGCCCGGCCTGTCCTTCAAGCACCCGCCCTTGGCTGGCCTTGCGGAATCTTGACAGAATTGACAGACTTTCAACTATGTGGGCAATGTGTGTGCCTCTTGGATCATAAGGACGACCGCCTTGACGTACATGTTCTAACATGGCTCTGCCGCCAGCAAGATTACGAAATGGTAATTTGAAACGCTCGCTGTCAACTGTTTCAATGAACAAGCTTTCTACATAGCGATATCTAGCATCGTTCTCACCCAGTGTGCGATTGTGCTTGATCACTAGTCTAGCATTTGTGGATTCACCCATGTAACTGATCTTGCGTGTGCCATAGTAGCTCTCAAATAAGCCTTCATGAATTGTTGAAAGATTGTTGAGAGCAAACTTCAATCTATTGATATTTTGCGGTGTAAAGTTCATGAAGTTTTTGCTGGCAAACTTTTTAAGGTGCCTTAAAAATTGAAACCACTCTTCTTTGTCCTGGTCTTCCATGCTGCGCCCAAGATTGTCACCAAAGTACAGATTTAACACGTTGTCGCTGTCAATTAGGATTTCCGCTGTGCCATAATCTTTGCCTGATGAACTTACCCAATCAAAAACAAACAGTTTACCTTGATTGATGTCAACATCACCAGTCTTGGGATCTACTGGATTTTTACCTGTTTTGGGATCAAGCACTTCAGGATCTAGCCCTCGGCTAGTCAACAAGTTATACAGATCTGTGGAAATATTGGATGTGCTCATAGTGTAATATTTAGCGAGCTAGGCTTATGAAAGGCATGGGTTCTATCACCACATCTCCATGATCCCGGATCTGTTGATCAAGCTCGCTGTGATAACTCTGTAGCGTTTGCAGCATACGTACCACTAGAATTGTACTCATAACAAGATCGTCGGTTTCACCGGCCTTGGCCATGTAGCTGTTGCCGTTAGCAACAAAGGTCTTTAGCTCGCTGACTAAAGGTCTGCTCATGATTTTCATGCGCCCAGATTCTACTAGATTTTTAAGCTTGGCACAGGCAGCTAGCTTGCTTTTGTTTGTGGTGTTAAAGCCCTTACGAAATCTACGCTGTCCTGGACTATTTGTATCGCTTAGAAAATATCCCCTGATGTTTTCTTCGCCCCATTCAGCAATTGATATCAAGGCAGCTTCACCTATGGTATTGTTTTCCACACTGTAGTAGGTTGACTGTGGATCTTTCACCACTTCATTGATTTCATCAATAATGCCTGCTAGTATACGCACTTGCCCTGGAATGTCAGTTTGATTGTGTCGCCATTCAGCAACCTGGATGGTGCTATTTGCTTCAAACACCTGTATCGCAGCAGGATCGCCGCCGGTGCCCAGACTTGGGTCAAGTCCTATCACATAAATTTTGTTTGGGTCAATCTGTTTGTACCAGCGCACTTGTCCAGTTTTGCGTATGGGCTCGGTGCCGTTAAGGTCCAGCAGTGTGATTGCTGATATTAAAGTTTCGTCATCAATAACGAACTCGCATTCCATTTCTCGACGAAAACGCTCTTCGCCAAGCTGGGCTCGCATTTGATCGGCCCAGGATTGGTCCCGATCTGGATGTTCCTGCCATTTGGCTCTGAATGCTTTGAACCCATTGATGCCAAGCTCAGTGGGATTGCCAAACTCATCTTCACACTTGTTTGCCCCTTTCCAAATATAGGCAAATTGATCTTCGTCGGAATTTGGAGTAGATGTGATAACTGCTTTACCACCAGTTGCCAGTGTGGGTGAAATAGAAGTCCAGAATTCCTTGGCAATGGTGGGACGTACAAACGCAAACTCATCACAGTACAGCAAAGATATACTCATACCACGACCTGTGTTTTCGGTTGTGGTTTGACTCACAATGCGTGAGCCGTTTTCAAATTCTATTGAGCCTTTGTTGTAGTTTACAACTCCTGCTCTAATGTGATCTGGACAAGATTCATAACCAAAGCGCACACGCTGCATGATTTCCTGCGCACCAAGATATTTGTGAGCAGCTACTAGAATAGTAGAGTCTGGAATAAACATAGCATACCACAGTAGGTATCCAGCAGCCAGGGTACTCTTACCTGTCTGTCTAGGCATCAAGGAAATACTAAAGCGATTATTATGATAAGTGTCAACTAGACGTGTTTGATACTCAAATGGGTGTAGTAGCAGTCTACCCTGCGTAGGATGCTGAATGTAGAAAAAATTGTCTAAGAAATAATGAGGACCACTTTTAGGATCAGCACATTTTGCAAAATCAGTGAGCTCTCGCTCGCTGTACATCATGGGCTTGTGCGC